GTTGGGAAAATAAATATTTTTTCCGAAAAAGTGTTTAACCTTAAATTTGATACTTTTGAACTATCATATATGAGTGTAATAACTTCAAGTGAATATATAGATGGTGAAAACTATAGATTTGTTTCCCTGTCTTGCAACATGAACATGCCAATTGATCTGGAGGATTTTATATCCAAATCTGGTATAATGCCATATATTAAGCAGATACTTGAAGACTCAGTATATGAGCCGCAATATCTGGAATGCATAATCAAGGAATAGCATGGGCATTCAGTATAGTGATGTTAAATATTATAGGTCTGTGGATGTTGATTTTTCTGATCCAACTCTAAATGGAGGCGGAATTGGAGAGGAGATTATAAACGATACACTTCATAGCATTTTCCCGGAAATTAGCGCTACACAAAGAGAAAATGGTGTTGTTCTAAGGGCAAAAATGTTTGTCGCAAATGAATCTGCAGATAGGAAGATGCAGGATACTATTTTCTACATAAAACAGGAAGTTCAGCCTGAAGATTATCTTACTCTTTATTCCTCAGACGGAGAAGATACACATGAATCTGATGAGGATTTTGATTCAAAGAAAAAATACAAAAATAGTGTTATAAAAAGTACAGTAATTGAGGGGATAACAACTGTAGATATTCCAATAGTTGATAAAGAGTTTTACGATACTGGAGATAATGTGATCATTCTTGATGAATATTTTAGGGCAACATATCGTGGAACAATAGAATCTGTTGAAGATAGCGCATCTGATTCAGAGAGTGCAACCATAACGTTATCAACAGCATACACAAGCACAAGTACAATTCCAGCAATGGCTGGGTACTTGGCTAACGGATTTATGGCTACTTTAGCACCAGGAGAAAATTCCCCAATGTGGATTGAGCTTACGGTTGTTCCAACCAACGCAATTGATGCAGAAATAGTAAATCAATTCCAGATCGGTGTACATTTTGATGATGTCGCTAACTAGGAAGTGTAATGCTTCTATCAGCATGGCTTCGCTCTTCGGTAGTATCTAGGATATTTGTAGACTTTGGAATAGAGTCAAGCTTTGAAGAGCGTAGCTATGTAGATTTATCATTATCATCAAGCGTTTCACTTAATCCTGCTAGGGATTTTAGACTAAGATCGCAATTTCTTGATCTTAGCGGGGATTTCTCTTTATCATTAGTTGTTTTTAAAGAGTCTGCTGGAGACTTCTCACTAATAAGTTCATACTCAAGTAGCGACAATAAAGTTGACGCTTCTTTATTGTCATATTCAGAGTTCAAAATATTCTCAGAAGCATCTCTATATGCGAGGCTATATAAAAGCTCAAAAAAAGATTTTAGTGTTTATTCTAGTTTTACAGAAAATATAAGAATAGAAAATTCAATAAAATCTTTTGTTGAACTAAGAAGATTTTGTGACCTATCAATATCATCGTATATTGTTGAAAGATATGGTTTTTTTGGTGTTTCATATTCTATAGAGTCTTCTTTTATTGAAAGGCCAAAAAATTTTCTAGGGTATATAGATACAATTGATGGTGAAACATACACATTTTCAACGATAGAAATTTTTACATCATTTCTCTATGGGGTATCTATCAAGGTCGGGGATCTATCTGTTTCTGTATCAAATAGCGTAGATGGGTATATTGGAGATGGGATATTGTTAACTGTCGTCTCAACTTCAGATGTCCCTGATTCATATTATCCAATTGCTAGTGCAGTTAGCAATGGCGAATTCATGGAGCTTGAAGGTGTCATTTTTGATGCAATATCATTGTCATATATTGCAAATCCGTTGCTCGATTTCAATTCAAACACTTTTACCTTGTCGATAGTTCGTGATATAGAGGATGCCGTATATAATGAATTTTCATCGTATACAATACCAATTGAAGTTACAAGCTATTCTGCTGAAAGGCGTGGTGTATCTATATCTCTTGAACATATTGATGTAAATTTTCCTTTAAAAAACAGCTATTACTACTCAATAATTTCCATTCCAAGAATAAATAGTAGCGTTGAATTATATTTGATTGATAATGCTGCGGTTTCTTTTAAAATAATTGATAAACCAAACAAGTTCAAAGTAGATGGATTTATTTTAGATAGTGCTGTAAATGGGTATTCAATGTCATCGTCTTTTACCGCAATGTTGTCAGGATTTTATTTTGACGATTTCTATCTTGGAAGTTCTGAATGGACAAGGGGTGTTACTGCAGAGTGCAAGATTACAAATATAATTTCGGTATTCCTGCTTTCATCTGATGATACTGCACTTCTATCAATATATGGTAGTTCAGCAACAACATTTAAGTATATTAGAGTAATAGAAGACGACTCGTTCTTTGTATCAGATTCAATAATTATAGGAATAGATTTTTTATATGATTCTCTTTATATGGAAAATAAAATAATAGAAGAATACAGATATGAAAGAATCATTTCAATGTACGATGAAGTTCCATTGATATATGGAGAAGATGAAGGTCTTTTTGACATAAATATAGAATATTTTTCTGATGAGTCATTTGCGCTAGGATTTAAGATAAAAGAAGACATAACAGATATTGATGGATATGCATACGATGCATTCACTATCTCTGTTCCAGATATTTACTATTCAGATTATATTGATGGTGAAATATATCAATTCTCTGAATTTATATATACTGATATGGACTATATGCTTTATGATCTAGATGAGTTCATAAAGGAGTTATCATTCGTGCCTCTTGTAAGTCTAGATGATATACTTTCAAGTGAGTCTGAATTAACATATATAGATAAAATATCTCTTTCTGAATTTTATAGTGGGTATATTAAGTTTGGTGTAAATAACTTCTATAAATTTGAAGATGATATTTTCAATATCGCTGAATGTGAGGTTGTATAGTGGCTGCAAGTTTTAATGACATATTGTCTCAAGAACAAACAATATTGTTCTACGATGAGAATATTGATTTTGAATTATGTCATTGTGTAAATGTTGAGTTCATTGGACTTGAAAGCCTTGATTATATTGTGTCAAGCGAAATAGAGCTGTCTACAGTTATCGATGTGTTATCTATAGGAACAATAAGTGATTTCGATAATGGTGAATATAGCCTTATTGAAATAGAGATTGTTGATTTTATTTCTGACGTTTCATTTGGTTGTGTCTTGAATGGACCTCACATTATAAACTATAGGGAAACGGTAAGATATGAAATCTTTTCCAATATGGTATTTGAAGGCATTTCAATAGGTGATGAGATAACAAGACTTGGAAGCAGGTATATTTCCAACTCTACATTCATCATATTAGATACAAGCGGGTCAGTTCACAAGAGACTTTATGATTCTGTATATGATTCAATACTAAAGGACGCAGTAAGAGCTCTTAACCCCTGGCTAATTCAAAAATTTTATGTACAAACTTCAAATAACGATACGTATGCAATAAGAGAAGGATCTGGTGGAATTTTTATAGAGTTTGATTCTTTTAACCATAAATATATATTGGATAGCAAATACATTGATTATATATACTCTCCACAAGCAGTACCAGTATATTCAACAGAGATGTATAAATATGATCCTCATGTTATATATAGGGATTTTTCACAAATACCTGAAGATGTTGATCATCATGATTCTGGCATAGAGCCAATGCTTGTTGATGGAAACCTGGTACTTGCAGATGGGGAGGATGCAAAATACGATGGAGGAGAGCAGTCATCAAAATATGATATCGACTCATCAATTTATCATTTTGTAGGTTTTATAAGATACATAATAGACGATGTGTACTCGCCTCCAAATCGGCTTTTTGTTGGCTCTGAAGACCTTGATGATTCAATATACTCAATGTCAAAAGGGTTGTATTCAGAAAGTTTTAACGATTTTATATCTGGTGAAATAGAGATAATAAGAGCTATTGCCCCTGATGGTGAATACACAATAATGTCACTAAAAGACTATTACAGTAATCCAATAGAGCCTTCAGTAGCGATATACACCGATGGAAATTTATCTTCAATAGACGACTCTATTTATTCACTGGCAATGTATACAGGCCTTAGCAGTCTATACCCATTTGTTGGTGAAAGCCAAAAGATAATAATTCCTGAATATTATATTTCTACACTCGATGGAATATTGTCACAAGAATTCAATTTTGTGATGAATATTTTAGATGAAATAGAGTTATCACTTGACGGATTTTCGCAAAGAGCTATTGATGTATATATCGGAGAAAGCAATATAGAGCTTGCCAGAAACGGTCTATATAAAGATTTCATAATGGATGACTTTGGGCTTGTTACTACATATATAACAGCATGGTATAAGCCTGGAAGCACTATAGCAAAATTAAGCAATACTGTATTTTATGGAATAGGGTTTGATATTGATATGTCAGACCTGAAGCTAATAAGTGATAGCAGGCTTGTTTTTATATATGCAGACTGGGATGGTGCACCAGTAGAAAATACGATAAAGTATATTCCAGATATAAAATCTGAAAACTATTATATAGTGAAGAATGATGAAGGAGATTTTGTCGTAATATCCTTATCGTCATTTGGTGGGTCAATAGTGCATATGCACAAAACAGATGAAAAGGATAGGTATTCCGATTATGCGTTCTTGAGGCCATCTGAAGAAGCAATTATCCTTGCGTCTGAAAATTACAGGATATTGGCGGACGGCTACTATGCTGAGCATGCAGCAAGGGTCGTGTCTTCAAATCAATACATGCGTCATGCCAAAATATTAAAAGAGACAATTGATGGCATATCATGGCCAGACTATATGGTTGAATATGCGGTTGAGTTTATGTCAAATCTGCAAAATGAGGCCGAGTTTTTCATATCGAACAGATATAATCCATATCAGATTTTTGAACTAATATACAACAAGAATGAACATGTTATAGGAAGTGATTTTTTTGATTTCAATTCAGTGCACGAGTTTAATGGTGTATATTTTGTATATGATGATTACCCCAAAGAAAAAAGTGATTGGTCAGACTATATAGAATATGTTTTCAATTCGTATTTTTCAAACATAAATGAAAGCAGATATTATATAAACACCACTGATTCAGCGAAACTTATATCTGGAAGTATTTTCGTAAAAATAATAGATGGGTGTTCAGATGGCACGCCATGTTCATATGCTCTTGTGTCAGATAATTATGTATCTGCTATAGTTGAAACACCTGAATCAATAGTGTTTATACCAAGTGAGCCTGATTATAGTAGAAAGCTTGTTCACTATGAGTTTGACACGGGCATTGTTGATGTTCCTGGGGCAGTATATCTATGCTGCGAAATAGCAAGGCTATCAAATATATCCGGGATAACATCTACATTGCAAAGTTTTAGAATGAGTATTGGTGTTGAATATGATCCTGTGTATTATAGCGGAGAGCTGATAGTTGGGCTAACATCTATCGGTGGAATAATATCAGAAGAAAACAATATAGTAGTCAGCACTCCATCATACGTAACAAGTGATGTTATAAGTGATTTTTATATTAAGCTTCATTTTGACTTAAAGACAGATTTTCTTTCAGATGTATATAGCTGTGAAGGGAATTTCTCTATAGACAAAAATAGGGAAGATCTTGATTGCGTTAAAGACAATCATGAATCAATATGGCTTAAAATGTTTTTCCCGGCAGACTCAGGAAGAAGCTATATAGAAAAAACGATAATGGACATGATTGTTCAAGATGCTGAATTCTCAAAAGGATTTACAATACCATACAGATATGTTGATGAGTATATAGAGAGTAGTGATATCCAGGCTAAAGCAGGAGACGATGATATAAAAGAAACAAAATATAAAGACATAGAGGATCTTGGAGGAGAGGATGTTACTACTCCTACAGATATTGTCTGTGGGGATGAGAGGAGAATGACATATCTTCAGTACCTTGGTTTTAACCATATAGTAAATTACAATGACAGCAACATTATCTTTGGAAATTATTCGACTGGGTTCAAGGAGATAATACACAGTCCATATATTAAAATACTCGAAAGAAAAGTAACCTTGCCAGGAACAACCCTTAGCGACTCTGAAGCATTATCAAGAAGCATATCTGAAGCAATTTTAGCTAGAATAGACAATCTTGATCAGGTATATGACTGGAAAGTGGAGGAGTTTTCTCTTGAAAAAGAGGACCTTATGGCTTACTCATATGATGCAATGGAGTATGAATCAATAGATAGTTCCTTTAGGAGTTCACTGAAATTTGTACTTACAACAATGGGAGAGGACGCTCTTGCAATAGAGCAGGAAGAGGCAAAGGTCAATATGTTCCCGTCGTTCCCTGATAGGCCAGCTCCAAATGATTTCTTGCAGACACATAAAGTTCAGCAGTTTATAAAGATATCAAGGTGGAATGATGTTTAGAGTTGCTGATGGAAAAATAAATGTGTTTGGGAGGTGGGTTGCGGCAGTACCTGGATCTCATGAGATAAGGATAAACAAGGATACAGGCACGATAACTACAGATGGTGATGGAGATGCGGTATGCGAATATACGCTGGAGGACAATGGGGCAATAAAAATAAATTCACTGCTTCCCAAAACTGGAGCTGAGGGGTCAAGGCCAGTAAATGCATTATCATGGAAATTTGAGAGCATAGTTGCAAGGTGCAAACTGTATGAAGACCCACTCGGAGTTGGGGATACAGTGACAACATATGTTGAAGGATTCGTTTTTTCTTTTAACTATTATGCTGTTGTTAATTTTGCAATGGCAATAAAGCCATATACATGGACCGGAGGCAGGGTGTGCTTTGATTCTATGTACACACCATCTTTAGAAACTGAAACATATACAGCAATCCCGGCATCTGGGTCTTGCGGGACTGCAGGTTGGGATTATTATTCAACAACCTCATCTGTTACTCCGCCATCTATGGGGAATTACTCATTTTTAAATTCAGCGTCTATGGATGCTTTGGAATTTTACGGAAATAGCACTAGCATATCTTTTTCATATAGGTCATATAGAAAATATATGTTTTTTGCTAGTAATGTATATGGAATGTTTGAATCAACAATAGGCCCAATAGGTGGAAGTGCTCCAGGGTTCCCTCCTGATGGTGGGGGAGTACCTGATCCAGGAGATGCTAGTTTTTCTTTTTCGATGCACAGTTTAAGGCAATAATATGGGAATAGAACAAGTAAATCACGACCTTCGGCCAATGGATGATGCAAATGGGTATAACGCTGAAGTATACGATAGGGCGCAAATGATATTACATCATGAGTACAACCCCTCTGAGAACTACTGCACACTGGAATTAAAAATTCCGGCAATAAGCAAACAGATACCGTCAGCGCAATATGAGAATATACTTGAGTCACTAAGAATGTCATCTCTGCATGGGATTATGTATAACAAATGCACAAACAATGAGTTCTATGATATGCTGGATATAGAAGGCGAACTAAATATAGATAAGGTTAGAAGAATAGATAAAGACGTTGTGTATACATATTATTTTTCTTCGAATAGATTACTGCATCTATACATTCATGATTATTATATGACTTTACCAATTTATCTTGGATATCCCAAACGTGATTATGTAAGGAGAACGCCATGCAAAGAAATAGATCCCAAGTGTGCTGCTGCATGTATTGACACAATAAAAAGCCCAGTAAGAAGCTATCTTGATGAGGCTCTGGATGAGTATGAGGCACATTTCTATGATTATTTCTTTGAGCAAATAGGGAATAATCATAGACTATTGATGGGGTTTACAATTGAAAAAATAAGAAAACCTGGAGAGTGCTTTACCGGAAATGAACCAGAATACTATATTGTCGATTATGAATCGAAATATTTTGTAGAAAATGGGTATGTAGACAAAGACGAATTTGAACTATCTGTTATTTTGGATCGCAGAGGCTGCAAAGACACACTGTATATGCTCGAAGTTTCAGATGGTGAAAATAGTGTAATGTATAAAGACTATTGCGAGCCAACAAGACTTATTAAGTACAATTCATCAAGTAGAGATGCCCCAAGTGAACTATTGTCCATATTGGACAATAATAAATTTGAAGACTTATGGAGAATGGATTTTGAATCATTTAATACGAGAAACACTATACACAAGTACCAATACAACTCATGGGCAGTAGAATGCACAAGGGCAGACGATGGGCTATGGTGTGCATGGGATGCAACTGAAACCATAGACAGTGCGTTAGAAGCAGCACCAGGATCAGAAGCAGATAAGGCAGAAGTCGAAAGCCAACTTATACAGGTATCTACATTGTTTGGATGGGGTCCTACAGATGACACAAGTTCTACAGATACAATATACACATTTATATCAATAAAGGAAGATGATATAAACTACGAAGATGTTATAGAACCTCTTCCAAATAGATAAATGCCATTTTTTGATATAATTGATTTAAAAATGCCAAGGAACAACAAGTGATTGATATTCAGAATGATGAAAATTTAGAAATTCTTGCAGATAGACTTTCTGACCCTGAGAATTCGATGGCAGTAGAATTACTAAAGACAGCATCGATATCAGATAGTTTTGAAGATTTGATAGATGAGGCATTTGCCGATAGGGAAAATAGAAAATTTCCCATATATTCTCCTGATATGGCAGTAATGAGCGCACTGTATATTCAGGCTCAAGATGATGTGCCGGAACTAGTGAAGGAAGCATGCCAAAAAGCTCTTGATGATTGGGGCATAGAAGGCATTTCTGTTGACATAAAAAAAGAAGCAAGTTCTCCAGATATTGAAATAGAATATCTACTTCCAAGTAGAGAAAAGCTTCCTGTCGTAGACAAAGAAACACTTGAGAAATCCGCAAGCGCTCTGAATGGAGTAATTGGTTCATTGCCTATTGTAGAGAGAATTGAAGCTGCAAACAAATTATACAAAATAGCCACAGAGACGTATGGGTATAAAAAAGATGACCTATCAGAAGAGGTTCTTAGGTACTCAATGAGTGTTCCATGCGATTTAAACAAGCTTGCATCATCTGTGTCTGATAGATATGCAGAAACGCATAATGACGAGTATAGAAATTTTATTAAAAAAATAGCAATGCTTAAAGATGAAATAGGCGGGTCTGTAAGTTATGATAAGGAATTGAATAACGGCATTGGGTATGAGTTGTTTTCTCTTGATAAGGAGGCAGGCGTAGAAAACATTTTTGATGCCATATACGATACATTCAATTCTCCTTATCTTGAGAATGAAGAACTCGGAAAAACTGCTGCACCTGTAACTCCCACAATCAATATAGGTGGTTATGATATTTCTGAAGACAAAATTTTATCAATGTCTGCACCAGAAATCGACAGTATTGCACCAGGGTTATCATCTGAAATTTTTGAAGATGGTGAGCCGTCACTGGATAAGCTCGCATCTGTAGCTGAGGATTTGAGCTATGAGGCAAGAATAAATCTTGGAAGAATACTTAGTGAAGCATGATTGAGAATGCGCTATATAGCGTTAATGATGAGTATGTCGGAAGCGCAAAAGAATCGCCAATAATATTTACCATTGATGAAATACATAAAAGCGTCGGGCTTCCAGATATATACGGCCCAGACGAAATAGTTATTGGCTTTTCAGAGCTTCCAACTTTTTATAGATATTCATCCGATGTACCTGTTGTAAAAGTTGGGGCAACATTAGAAACTGATGGTGGAAACATTGAAGTAAGTAAAGATTTGTATGCTTATGCCGATATAGTTAACCCAACTCTTTCTAGACCGCTAAATATACATTCATCTAATATTCTTGACAAAATATTGTTATTGAAAAAATATATAAACTCCCCAGAAGATGGAGTGCTTGAATATGCGTATAGTGTTTCTTCTGAGTCATATAGCTTTATAACTGGGGCGTATGCATCGCTTGTCATTTCGTATCATGAGGGGAAGTCAGAGTATGATTCAGCGTTATCTGTTCCAATACTGAGAAGTGAAAACAGAGACGCTATTGTAGATGTTGTCACAAATAGTGAACATGCTGTAGATGATAGTTACTATTTTGAAAAAGTGTTTTCATCAATAGAAGACTCATATCTCAGGAAACCAGAATATGATAATGTCTTTAGGTCGATATCAACAATATCAATTTTCAACAAGAAGAATGATACTTATGTGAAAAGAAGAGGGTACGGACAGTATATTGATGAGTACGTTGAGCATATTCCGCCTATATTTTTTATGTTTGATGTGATTGCAAAACATTCATTCAATAGCCGTCTAATAAACTTTTCTGTATACTCTAATTATAAAAAAAATAGTGAAGATATATTGCATGATATAGATATCGCTATAAATGAGCTATCAAAAGATGGCGTATATATAACATCAGATGAAATGATAGATGCTGTAGAAAGAATGATTTCCGCAGAATACACAATAAATTGGGAACTTGATACAGCAATAAGAGAAATAATGATGATAAGGGGAGAATATGATTAGAGCTTCTGAAGATGTGGTGAAAATGGCATACAGGCTAGATAATCTTAAGAAATTTGCTAGAAACATAAGCGATAATGCAGAAAAGATAGCATTCCCAGATGAGTCTTTTTCTTTGTTCCCGCTATATATGACATTTGCAAAGCATGTAAATTTTGATGTACTGGAATACGAGCCTGAAGCTGTAAGAAAAATTGTTGGGAATGATCTAAATGCCGATAGGATAAATACTGTAATATCCACTACGGCAAGAGGTGACGCATGGGTCAACCCTACAGCATTTGACATGTTTACAGATGCTGCAAACGGAAGAGAGATAAACCCAGAGGTTCTTAGCCCAGATTACCCAGGAGAAATAGTTTTTTCATTGATAAACCTCGCAGGAATAGATGGCTCTGTTGCTCTTCCGGTTAAGACGAATGTTATAAAATTTATAAAGGCATGCCTTGATAATGATGGGTGGGATGTTCCTCCTCCACATCTATTTTTTAAGAACCTTTTAGACTATTATGACCAAGATCATGTAGAAGAGATTATCAAGAGATTTGGAGGACTCTCTATTGAAAGACTTAGATACATAGATTACGATGAGGCAAAAAAGAATCTATCAGAGAGCGAAATAAATTATATTGCAAGGTCTCAGGAAGTGTCTGAGTATATTCATATTAAATACGACAAGCTTATGTATGACTGGACTATGGTAATCAATGGGTAAATATGGCCGGAATTATCACAAAAGACAAAAAGATAATCACTCAGTCAGAATTTGCAATGGCAACCCTTATGCTGAAAGGGGAGCCATTTCATTTTCGATTGCACGGCCCATTTCGTGATATTTATGATTGGCCAAAGAAAAGAATTCTTCTTAAGACAGCAAGGCAGGTAGGAAAATCAACATTCCTTTCCGCTTTTGCCCTCACGTATTCTGCAAGAAATAAACATAAGAGAACATTCTACGCTTCGACGTCAGAGAAACAGGCCAGAGAGTTTGCTCGTGTTAAACTAAATGAATTTCTACATAGGAGTCCGAATATCAGGGCATTCCTCCTAAATAGGAAGATGGGCGAAGTAAACGATTCAGTATTCGAGAAGCAGTTTTCAAATGGGTCTGGAATCACAATCTCGTACATGAAGGATGATGCAGACAGGACTCGTGGATATTCTGCTGATCTATTGATGCTTGATGAGGTTCAGGACATGGATCATACACAAATGCCTGTTGTGGAAGAGATTCTCTCTGCCTCTATGACTCCAATGAGGTTTTACACGGGAACTCCAAAGACAATGGACAACCATATTGAACACAAATGGAACATGTCAACAAAACATGAAGTGTTCTTTAGGTGCAAATCATGCAGTAAGTTTAATAGTATAGGATATAGGAACATAGGAAAAAAGGGGCCAATATGTTCTTCGTGTGGAGGATATCTTGATATAACAAGGCACATATGGGTTCCAACATATGATAAAACAGGGCCTGAGCCATATTATCTTGGAGCCAGAATCCCGCAGCCAGCACTATTACTTCATACTGCAACGCAGGAAAAATGGGATGACCTTCTTCACAAGTATGAAACATATGATGAGGGGAAATTTGTAAACGAAGTTCTTGGCATATCTCACAGTACAGGGAAAAGAATAATCACTCTTGACGATATCATAAATCAATGTACAGGTGAGCCAACCATAAAAGGGATGCCAAACGAAAGAATATTCAGAATGTTTGATATGTTTGTAATGGGGATAGACTGGTCTGGTGACGGTGTATCAAACGTTTCAAAGAACGCTGTAGTGGTATATGGAAGAAGAGCGGGAGACCCGTCATTCAAGGCGCAGGTTGTATACTCAAGGATTTTCCCAAGGCAAGATATTTTAAAAACAGTAGACGAAATAGTTTCCGTGGCCAGGATGTTCAAGGTTAGGCTTGTTGGAGCAGACGCAGGAGAGGGGGCGCTAAATAATGCATATCTCTCTGAGGCACTAGGCGCAAACAGGGTGCAGCCTTTTAGATATGGAGCATTCGATGTCCCGGCAAAATTATCTGCAGACAAAAGGACTGTGTACCTAGATAAAACACAAGCAATTGATGATTTTTTCATGAACTTCAAAAAAGGACAATTTATATTGCCGCCGTATGAAGATTTTAAAGAAGAGGCTGAGCATATATTGGCTGAGTATGAAGTTGTGTCGAAAAGTGGTAGAAAGATATACACACACAGTCCAAGTGTACCTGATGACTTCCTTCATGCTATGGTTTTCGGTTACAACGCATACAAGATGGCTATGGGGTCTCTGAAATTTTATTGAGTATATAGATTGCATTTCCGCAATCCTAAACTCTATCAAATCCATTGTCTAGCATGTTTTCATACGTGGAGGCATCAATGAGTATTTGCTTTTTCAAAATATGATAAAATGTTGAAAGTAAAATTACAAACAGCAAGGAAACAATATGGCAGTTGAGCTTGAAAAGATAGCTAGTCTACTTGATGGAGCGCACGAGCAGATTGAGGCTCTTGAATCTGAAAGGGATCAGCTCTTAGCAAAGGTTAGTGAAATGGAAGAGGCAATGTCTCTACTAAAGCAGGCCGAGGAAAATGTCACTTCTTGGGATAGTAGCGCATCGATTGGCGGCGAATCCGTAAATATTCCATCAAGCTATGAAAGCGCAGAATCAAGACTCGATAGCTTCCTCTTTGATTAATTCTTGGGGTTTTTGCCCCAAAAAATACTTCAGCTTCTATTTAATATTTAGAAAAATCTTCGATTAAACGATACTTTTTGTAAAAAAAATAAAAACTATGTACAATAATGGTGTTGCTAAACAAAAACTAAACAAAAAATAGAAAGGTTTCAGCATGAAGAATATCGAAATTGTTCGTGGATATCGTAGCTTCGGCCATGAAGATGTCTACGTAAGCGATCCCTCTGTTCCTGTTGTAGAAGGTGATATTATCGCACCTGACGGTTCTCTTGCCACACTGAAAGGTGACACTACACACAAAGAGTGTGGAATTGTAATCGAGAGAAATACTATCAATGGTGTTCCTAAAGATAGCGGAAAAACTCCCGTATATGTATCTAACTTTGTAGTTAGAACTAGCCGATATGAGCCCGGAACTTATTCCGTAAACGATCCCATTACTGTTGATGGTGGCCTGCTGACCAAAGGTGATGCTGCTGCTGATGCCATTTGGGGATATGTTGTCGCAGTTAATTCTGACGATACTCTAGACATTCGCTGCAATTACTAATAAAGGAGCTATAGATGAATACAGAAACCCCTAGCGTAAAGCAGTCTAACGCAAACTTTGTTCGCAAGATTTATCAGTCTCCTGAGCTTCTGAAAGAGGCAATGGACAACAGTACTTATTTCATTCGTGATAAAGTACGTGAGCTTGGCTTTGCACGTAAGCTTGTTGAGCCTATTTTTGTTACCTCAGCCGACCTTGATCGGACTGTAGACAATGATCAGCCCACCATTATCCTTGAGAAGGACATGGAGGCTACCGCCTATACTCTTCCTTTCCGTGGTCAGGGAGAAAGCAAGTATTGGGAAGGCGAGAAATTCCTGATTACTTTCCAGAAGGTAGAGTCTGATCATTTCAACAAGTCCAAGTTTGAAATGATGAACAGCAAAACTGACTACAAGACCCTTCTGCAGAAGCGTATCGTCGAAGAGATGTATCGCACTGAAGACGAGACTATGGTTAGTGCCTTCAATGACATTATTGCCAAAGCTGAAGCTGAAAATCCTGGAACCCAGTATCAGGAAGTAACTGGTGGACTGACTAAGACCAACATCAAGATCCTGATGCAGATGATGTCCAAGAACAGAATGCTTCCTCCTAAAGGTGGTCCGAAGCCCAAGTTTCTGATGAACATGACTCTGAAGATGGAACTGGTAGAACTGGGAATGATCGAAATCGGTGACAGCAATGTCGGAAAATACTGGAATGAAGGAACCGTTGGTGTTGATAACCTGTTCGGAATTCCTGTTATTGACACCATCAAAGATGATCTTGTTAAAGATGACGAAATGTACATCATCGCTCCTCAAGATTACTTTGGTCGGTTCTTCATTCTTCAGGACCATACCCTTGTCATCAAGACAGAGGCTGATATGATTGAGTTCTGGTCATACAGTGCAATGGGAATGGGCTTTGCTAACACAAAAGGTGTAGCTAAAATTAAGTTTGTCTAATAGCCTATAGCTACCGCACGGTAGCTTGGCTATAGATGTTTTTTGAAGACCAAGTTCCCACAGTCAAATATCCTGCTAAAACCGTTTTCCACCATGTTTTCAGTTTCAGACTTATTCGGATCAAATTTTTCCAACTTATCTTTTAATTTATGTTTTTGAAAATCCAGCCTTGAGTATAGTTTGGTAGTATCGCTGGTTTTGAAATATTTATAGTTTGGTCTGGAGTATCCATCGAACTCAAATCCGTTTTTCATATACACTGTTTCATTTGGATTGTAAGATGAGAATCTTAGGTCGGCATATGTGACAAGCTCTATTCCGACTAGCCCTTTTGTTGAGTGTTTTAGTAATCTCGAAAAGGCTCCAGGCACAGATGTGTTAAGAGCATTTGAAAATCTATATAGCTCAAGCGTTGAGTTTTTTGATATCCACCTGAATGTGATTGCTGATACAAGATTTCTTCCTATATATAGCCCATATGACATATTTGTTGATCCATTTCCTCCCTGTATGTGAGTTTTATCAAAAAACTCTTTGGCTGTTTTACTGTCTATTTTTCTTATTTCGCAATCTCTTGCGTAGAATCTAAAGTCATGCATTCCAAGTCGATTCATTATCATTGAGGAAACTATCCTGTACTTTTTGTCTATTTCGCTATCGTAGAAAAACAGAACATTGATTCCTAGGTTTGCGAAATATTTTTTCTTTTCGAGATGATAGCTTCTCCCTTTTCCTTTTAGTTCTGAATGCCAGTAGATTCCATCTGCTTCTATGCCTAGATTTTTATCTTTGACATAAATATCCAATTCTAGTCCATTTGGATAGTCCTTTCTGTATTTTGATACATATTTAACTCCAAGTTCTTTTAGCAAGAATGATATTTTTCTCTCATGAGAAGATTCTGAGATTACCGGGGCATGTTCTTTTGTTGAGCATTTGGTGCATATCAGCTCGCCATACTTTTTTGATTTTCTCTGAAGGCTTCCTATAGTTTCTGTTCCGGTATGTCCGCATTCATATTCTATTGATACCTCCCAGTTACCATTTCCTGTCTTGCGCTTATCGCTTATTTTTATATTGTGTTTGCGTTCTAGAGTTTTAATGTTCGTATCAGAAAAGTCTCTCGCTTCATTTGTTAGGCATCTTCTGCATTTTGATTTCTTTTTTCGAATTCTTTTCTTTAGGCCGCTTAATGACATTTCAGCATCATGTCCACATGAACATGTAAGATTAACTTTATCTCCATTTATTTCAATGTTAGAAAACCCTATCGACTCTGCTCTGTCTATCAATTGCTGATCTGTCATTGGCTTCTGTGAGTCTCTGCTATTGCATCTTTGGCAAAGAATAATATCCTTCCCTCTTCTCTTAATATCATTGAATTTCATTGCGAATCTGTGCCCGCATGCTCCGTCAACAATAATATTGTCTCTTGCTGATATATAAGGAACGACAATCTTTCCCCCTCTTGACTCTATGTATTCTTTAACTTCTTCTCTTTTTTTCTCAACCTTTTCAACAGGCATGGGCATATCTACTCCTTGGCAAAATTAATTTCTCTCTAAATATATATACCATTTAAACATCATCACTTGTGATATAATACGTGTATTCATATAAAAAACCAAAGGAATAGATATGACTTTTAAAAATATTACAGAAAATGCGGTACTGAATGCAGCAGGAAGGCTTGTAGATCCAGGATCAGAGATTTTCATGCCTGTTGAATATTATGCCAAACATAAAGGCTTCGTGGATAGATATGTTGAGGCAAAAAAAGCAGAAATTGGTGGACTTGATGAGTATAAGAAATTCCTTGAGGAAGGCGAAGTAGAAGAAAAGAAAGATGAAAAAGTTGACCTAATGGAAGAGGTACTAAAAGAGGAATCAGAAAATAAAGAAGTAAAAGAAGAGCCTAAAGCGGAAGAAGAGAAAAAAGAGCCTAAAAAAGAAGAAGAAAAGAAAGAGGCTCCCAAAAAGAAGACAACAGCCAGACGAAGAAAGCCTGCAGCTAAAGCCGCAGAATAATAATCATACGGAGCAATCATGCTTGATGCTGAAATTATAAAAGAGTATATAAAAGACAAGCCTGAACTGAATATTCTGTATGACAATATGGAACAATTCAGTGAAGATCTGATGGATGTCATTATACCAATGACATATGCGGAAGCATCCGTGATTGCTCCTGCTATAGCCAGAGACCCGTCAAATGTTCCTGATGTGATAATGTTGCATGGGGTTATTGCCAGACTGTTGGAGTCTGAGTCGTTTTTGGAGCTCAGAAATCAGCTTCAATATCAAGATAATAACATGTCAAGTTTGCCATTATCTGCAAAGCAGGGACAATATACTCAGCTATCCCAACTGATGAGAAATATGTTTCATCAGCTGCTTACATCCTATGCAACTGCTTCATTCTATAATACTGCATGGGGAGGGGTCACTTCGAATTCAATTGATTACGACACAATGTATTCTGGATACTTTGGCGCTCCAATGTATGAAGACCTTTGGATTTAATATATGAGAGCAAAGATATCAAAGCCAAGTACGAATGAGCTCAGAGTAAGTTTTTCTGAGCCATCAACTATAGATAGCGGAATCATTGAATTGTATGCATATCTAAAAAAAGGAAATTCTGAAAAAATAGCAGAGCTCCCATATGACAAAGAGGAGTTGAGCTATGTTTTCAATTTGGAGGATCAGCTTCCAAGGAATATAGGAGATTTAGACTTCCAGATAATTGTGAAAAATGATTCACAGTCAGAAGAATCAAGAAGGCTAAGGTTATACGGAGATGCTCCACATCATTTATCTGGTGTTTTAAAAAAGGTAAGATATGATTTTGATATTGTATCAAGAAGATACAATGGGAGTATTGCTTATTTCTTCAAAAAGTTGCCTGGGACTAAAAAATGCAGTGAATGTTGGGATGAAGATTTACAATCATCAAATAATAGCAACTGCAAGGCATGTGGTGGGGATGGATACATAACAACATACTCGAAACCATACAAGACAGTATGCGGTCCAATGTTATGGCAAGACGAGGCGTATGTTGTTGACTCACCTGGAAAAACAATAGCTGATCCAACCGTAAAGGTGTCTGCACTTGGTGATCTTCCGCTTGTAACAGATGACATAATATACTATGTGAAAACTGGAGACTTTCTTCGTGTTGCCAGAAGAATGGTCAGCGAAACACAATCGTCAATAGTGTTGCAGAGCTTTTTTGCAAAAATAATTCCATCAGATACCCCAGAAGCTACAATATGCATGAATAGGCTAAAAGATGAGGGGATAATAAAATGAGTGATAGTGTTAATATTGGTGCTGAAAGTGTATATGATTCTAGCGGATGTCCTATTGGAGGATTAGAAGAGAAAACATTCTGGTCTATAAATATAGAGGAAGCGGAGTTAAAAAACGCCACAAATATAGTTGGATATTATATGAGGATGATAAGGTCATACCTCTCATCATTTAGTGGTCTGGAAAATATACAAGTGAAGCCTGCAATAAATAAAAATTTAGCAGAGGATTATGGTGGCCCGGTTGTTGTAGTTCAAAGGGGCCAGTTGTCTCCTGCGAATGTAGGAATCCTTAACTCAAATAGATTGTCTGAGACAGGAATGATAAGTTCAGAAAATTTCGAGGCAATGTATCCAGAGGCAAGCTTTGAAGATTCAAGAGTAACAACAGAACTAATGAATATGATGGTTACTGTTACGGTGTTCGGAATGTCACATGCGGAAACAGAGAGAATATCAATGCTTGTTTTTAATTTAATACATGCAACGAGTTATGATATTTTGAAAAAAACTTTTGGATTTATAGTTTCTGTAAATCCTCCAATTGTTTCTCAAGTTGGTGTCGAAGAAAAACACTCAGAAATTTATAGCTGCCAATTGGCATGGTCAGTTGACTACAAAGACGACTCTGTACTCCTGATTCGTAAAAACCTTATAAAATATGCTACAATTATGGTACGAGAGCAGGACGAGAATAGAACAAAAATCGTCTCGTCTCAAACGTAACTAAAACCAAAAATATAAAAAGGAAAAAGATATGGGTATAAGACCTTATGTGGCAATTCGCCAAGATTTGTCTGACAGTGCTCCTAATATTCTTGAAAGCCAGATGAAAGGCATCCTTGTCGGCCCGTCTGTACAGGAAGAGGATACATTTGACGAAAGGGTTAACGTCAGTAGTATCTATGGAAGCATTTCTCAAATCATGGAAAGAGCCTCGACAGATCCTGTTTTTGTTGCTGTTGTAGGGCTAAACTCCGGGGCAAATGTAGATTTTGATACACTGGAATTTGGCGCAAAAGATGCTGTTGTGAGAATTGATCCTCAAGGCGAATATTCTGCAACTATAAAAAGTACAGATGAGAGATACATTCTAAAGGTTGATTTGTCAGCAGATGATGGAGCCGATGGTAAAGTTACGATTGATTCTCTGCTCAGAAAAGGTGCTGAAGAAGGAGACCTGATTTCGGTAACTTACAATAATGGAACCGAAGATGTTACTGTAGATACAAAGATAAGATCTTTTGAAATTGTCACAAACGAGGATGGAACGAAAGAGCTATATATCACACTATGGACTGAGATTGCAGATACAGCAGTGGACGAAACCACCGTATTGTCTTTGGTTGAAAGCAAGGTTGTAAGCGAGGCCAGAATAAGAGCCCTTGAGCCACTTGAGATCAGGCCTGATGAAAACACCGGGACCTCTTATGTTATAGATAATACTGTGAACCCTGATGATGGCACATTTGTTCTTGATCTGTATGTGTATATGCCGTTAACTGCTCCTAATGGTCCAGATTTTACAAATAGGATTATTTCTACAGACAGAATAACAACTCTCTCAAATTATGAAGAGGTAGCAAATACTTACAAGGTTACTGATGGAAGCCTGTACAACTTCTTTGTTGCCAACAGGGTTGATCTTGCAAACAATATTTTTGAAGTAACCACAGAAAACTATGTTGATATTCTTGGAAAACCAACAAGAAGAAATAAGCTATCATATGCCATGAAGCTGATTGCAGCAGAGGTTCCTGGCGCAACAATGAAAGTGTATGTTACAGAAAGCGATAATCCTGATGACTATACTCTATCGCTTGGAAAAATTGCCACATCAGATGTTGTATATAGCGTAACGCCACTAACTGATGATCAGTCAGTGTTGAATTCTCTTGTTGGAATGGTTCAGGTTGCAGCAACCGATACTATCGCAAAGTGGAAAATGGGAGTTATGTGCCCACGTGTGCCACATTTTGATAAAAAGATCGAGACAGGAAACTACACCATAACTAGAATTGGTGATACATATTCTTATTATGTTGAATCTTCTGACGGAGGATTCTTGACTGTCGGTGTTCGTGAAGGTGATGTTATTCTCGGCTCAGAAAGCCTCGCAACCGCAGAAGCAACATATTACGATGTTCCATCAGAGACATACTCAAGCGCTGCATATGCTAGAGTTGACAGCGTTGTTACTGACAACAAACTGATTGTTACGGCATACTCACAAGCAGATACGCTTGACAATATTCTTAGCGGTCAAAACCTGATTGTAGGAAAAATCAATAAGTATGATGATATCAGGCAGCACATCCAAGATTATCTTAGCTCAATCTCCAACCACGGAATTGTAAGCATGTTCCCTGATAAGTATGAGTTTACTACTGACGAAGGAGAAGTCCTGCTTCCAGGATATTATGCTGCAGCAGTATTGAATGGAATCATGGCACATCTTCCTCCTCAGCAAGGACTGTCAAACCTGTCTTTCAATAGTATCAATAGGGTCATTGGAAGCAGCTTTGTATATACTGACGGAGAGCTTGATGAGATTGCATCAGCCGGAGCACTTGTAGTTATTCAGGAAAGCTATTCTTCCAGGCCGTATATCCTGAGACAGCTTACTACTGATATGCAGTCACTTGAGTCTATGGAGATCAATAAAGTAAGATGTATGGACTATGCAACACTTGGTTTTGCATCTGTGCTTGATGGATTTGTTGGGAAAAGAAATGTTACTAGCGAAAACGTAAAGGATATCAGCACGCTGCTATTCCAGGCCGGAGAAACAATGATTAGGTCTACATATAATGCTTATCTTGGGTCAGTAATCACATGGTTCAAGATTGTTGATGTCTATGTTCCAGATGGCGAAACAGATGCCATTACGGCAATCATCGAGGTTGAGACACCTACGTCTCTTAATAAAATTAGATTGTTTGTATCTAGCGGAATGGATCAGCCAACTGATGCCGTTAGCCTTGATACTTTAACAACAACAACTACTGCATAAAGGATTTTAAATGGGTCAGATTTCACTTGAGACTTCTGTATGTGATGTTGTTCTTTCCGCTAGCGGACAGTGTGGACCTGATGCTGTTCCGCTGTATGAAGCAGGAGAGAACAAGATTAAATGTGTTATTGCAATGGAGGCTATGGGTCAACTTTCAATCTCTAAGGCCTCAAAAGTTCCAGGAGAAAGTGCACCAACAACAGCAAGTTATGGCGCTGTAACTATGCTTGACTATGTAATCAAAAAAGGTGTACAGGCTCAGTCTGGGCAGGCATATATCGTTGACTCATATACTCTTCTTGGGCGATGTCAGCAGGAATAAAATGATGCTCCTGTGATATAATATCACCAGTCAGCTGGGGCTACTGCCTCAGCATCATGGAGCATAGATGAGCAAATTTCTTCTTAAAACAGAACACAAAAGTGTAAACACAACACAGACACTCTTTCCTAATACACATACGCAGGCTCACCAACAAACATCTTTCATAGTAAATGTAGTTGAGATTTTAAGAGAAGAAGGCATTTGTCGTGTAAAATCAGATAGTCTTCCTGATAATGCAAAGGTATTCTATACTCCAGAATCAGGTGTAAGAGAAGGTGGTGCTGCTATAGTGCAAGTATCACACGGTGTGCCAATAATTACAAGGGCTCTTGATACTGGAACAAAAAACAAAGCTTTGATAGATCCATTGTCTGAGTTTTTTAATGGAGAGTTTTATAGACTTAAGGAACCAACAGCATCTGATTCTGGAGACTATCAGAGCTTAGTGCATGAAAGTTCAGGCGTTGTGCATGATGATAGCGAAAAAGTATTTGCATGTGATTTTTCAGGGTTAAAGGCTGGCTTAATAAGTTCTGTTATGTTCTATGAGGCTAATTCTAAATTTATAAGCACATATGGTCAGGCGACTGTAGCAGCAGACTCTATATCTCTAGTTTCATATGGAGGACTTCTAGGTTTTACTGAGCCATCTGGAGGAGAGAAGAGCGGATATGTAGGTATGTCATCTGTTGATATAGATGAGGAAGATGATCAGGTTGTTATTGAAAATACTGTTGAATACAGAGGGAATGTATCAAAGGCTCTTTCTGATGCTTCTATTGAGATACAAGGAATTACCGGGAACCCAAAATCATCTATATATGATTCCGTATATGCACTTATTGTTTTTGGTGATGATATAGATGATTTTAAAGTTGAAACAAAAAGCGCATCACATACATATATACATAGGGAACTAAAAGTGATAGGAGGAGGAGGATCAGATGAGAGGGTTGTTCACAATAGGCTAGCTGCTGAAGCTGGAATAAATGATGACTCTATGAATTATAGATGCATAGTCGCAAGAGTTGGTGGAGAAGTCACTCCTATAGTGTACATGAAATACATAACTAGAAATGGTGATGTTTATGAGTTTAATGCTGGGGAAAAAATCTTATTTTCTGAAGAAGAGAAATCAATAAACGTGAAAGAGAAAACAGTTATAGAGCTTGGTTTTACGAGAACTCTTTTCCAAACTGATCATTTTTTCAACCAGTATCCGACAAGTGAAAGTACATCATTCTACACAGAAATATATGGAACAAAGATAGACGAGCTTAAGGGTGATCATTATGTTCATGAATATAGATATTTGAATAATCTATATATAAATAGTTCTACAATATATGAGATAGATGAATCGTCATCAATTAAAACATTTGAATATGTTGATTCACCGATAAAATCCACGGCAAACAGCATTTTGTTTGAAGAATTTACTGGAAATTCAGATATTGGAGTGTCAAAGCCTGTAAAGTCAGCAATATATTCTGATGATAGTGGAAACACTGCTGAGGAATCTGTTATGGTCGGTTCTGGTACTGAATTTATGTATTCTGCAACAAATGGGAAGTATACATCTATAGTATATAATGGGTCATCAGGATTTGTTTCCATAAATGACGGATATGACGTAATACAGTCAAAAATACTTACTGTTGATTCAGATTTTTCTTATTTTTCTGGAACGACATCAATGAATTCCCTTATAGTAGATGGGGATATATATGTTTCTGCTAAGAATATAGTATTTAGGGCAAAGGAGTCCTTATATATCGGAGGAAGATTTGTTTCAGGCGAATCAGATATGTTTTCATTTACGTTTAACGATAATTTTGTTGTTTCTTATTCTGGAGTAGATATTGAAACAGACAAGCAGAGCCCCATCTTGTTTATGAGCTCTGATACTGCGTATATTGCAGCAGAACAGGCTGTTGTATATGGTGGAGATACAATATATGGTTTTGCTGACAATTTTGCAGCATTTGGTGCAGATAAATCTATATTTTTTGGAAGCCAGACATGATAAGTGAAAATTACGAAATAGTAAGAAAGATTGAGCTAAGTAATTTTATTGCATATTCTGCTTTGTCTGCGTCGTATGCATGGACAAATGAGAGAATAGTAAAGATAATAGATGAGATGATTTCATCAGGAAGTAGTGCCACCGACATAATCAACAATCCAGAAGTACTAAATATGATAGGGATGGACATCTTTAATGCCCCATATACTATGGATGAGAATGGGGCGTGGAGCTTTAAAATGCCAGTTCTTGACGATACTACAAATGATGGAATAGCATCTTTAAAAATAATAGGAACAGTTTATAAATATATAATATCACCAATAGTTCATAATAGAAAAGTTGGCTTCATGAACAAGACAGTTTTTGTTTTGTATAATGACAATATAGAGGTTGAGTATGAGGATGAAAACTCTAGAACAGATTTAAATATGTCAAATATTATAATAAATACTGTTTCAGTATTTTTAACACAGAAATATAAACAAGGAGAGTAGTATGAGCAACGTTGATGACAAGATAATTGAAAAGCTTAATAGTGAAACAAATGGGGGGCTGAAGCCTTTTAGCACCGTTGATGGTGGATCGGCTAACAAAAAAACTCCATCAGATGAAGGAGCTAAAGAAGGAATCAGCATTTCAAATAATGAAGATGCAAGTGCAGAAATTGATATGATCCAAGAAACTGTGCATGTTGGAGAAGATAGGCTTTCTAAAGTTATGGATAAGAAAGAGTCTATAGAGGATAAACTAAAAGAACTTGGTTTATCAAAAGACGAAGTTATGGATATGATTTTCCAACTAACAGATGATGGATATATAGAAGAAAGGGTATCTCTATACGGAGGAAGGCTTACTGCCCTTTTCAGAAGTCCAAAAATGATAGATACAGCAATCTTCATAGACATAATGGATGAGGAGGAGATGAATACTCCTGCAAAAGTAGAATTTTATGTAAACCTATACTCATTAGCTTCAATCCTTATTAGATATAAAGGCGAAAACCTTGAAGGCATGTCCATAAAAGAACGTGCAAAATGGATAGAGGAGAATATTCCAACTGCTCTGTACAAGGTGATACTTAAAAAAGGCCTTGAATTTCTCAGAAAAGTTGAGCTATTGTCATCAGAAGAGGTGGCAAATTTTTTCTAATAACCGACCCTCTATTAAGGAGAGTCGGTTTTGTTAAAGACAAATTTATAAACTATAGTAGTAAAAGCCTTATATATCATTTTATAAATTTGTATTTATTCAAAAAAGAATTAAAAGAAGATTTATATAAAGGCAATTTGGTAAAAGCAATTATAATGTCAAATGCTCCCTACAGGGAGGAGACCTTAAATGGTATAATTTCAGTACTTGACGATCTTGAAGTATCCTTGTCTCCAATAAGGAAAGAGATAAGCAGGGATGATGAAATATCAGACGAGGAGCTTGCAGAGCTTCGAAAAAAGATTTAATGGAGACCGCTTATGGATTTTACTACAGGTAGCTTTGGCCCATTAGGTGGAAATTTCGGGCCTAATGTTTCTATGGGCGGGCTTAGTGCATTTACCGGAATTGATGGGTATGACTACAAAAGATTTTCTCCTACACTTGGATATCAAGATCCAAGATACTCTCTTCACTCACTAGGGATAAAAGACACAATACTGCATGATTATCTGCATATCCCAAGGCCTATGGGGACAAATTTTGCTCAGGAACATCTTGCAAAAGAAGAATATCGTGCTCTATCAACAGCATCAATAGGATTCGATGCCGCAATTTTCGCATCACCAATAATCGGAGCAAAATATGGCGGTATTGTAGGTGGAATTGCTGCACCGTTTATTGCTGGCGCAATGAAAGATAGATATTTCGATAATTATATGCTCAGTCAGCGAGTAAACGAGTTTACCGGAAATATAAGAGACCAAGAAACCGGAGGAGTTGGTCTCGGTGGAAAACAGATTACCGCAGTAAGTAAGTTCATAAGGCAAGAGTCGGCAAAAGATCTTCTCCTTGAGACAAAGGATATAGAGGATATACTCAAAACATCGTTTAACACTGGAATTATGAGCGATGTTGGAGATACGTCGTCCATTAAATCAAAAATGAGAGAGCTTACAAAAGAGGTAAAGAAAATTGCAGATTTATTTGGGTCAGAGGACTATAAAGGTATTGTAAGGGCGTTGAATGAATTTAAAAGCATAGGTATATCAGATGTCCATTCTATGGCTATGTTTGCAAAAACTGAGAAATTTGCAGCAAAGTATGCTGGAATATCAGATGAAGCTATGCATGAGCAAGTACTTAAGGCTGTACAGAATGCGAAAGTAACAGGACTTGATACAAGACTTAGCGCAAGAGCCATAATGGGTGAAGCTGCAGAGATGGGGCTAATGCAGCAGACAGGGGAAATGAGCGCCGCCATGACCAATAAGAGAAGATACCTTGACGCTGCAAACAATACAAGGGTAACAATAAGCGAATTCAATAAGGTATTCACTGCTGGCGCATCAGAAGATATGAAAAAGATGTATGCAAAGTATTCCGCTGAAGAAAATGGAACAACGGCGGAGGAAGAGTACAAGAGGCTCATATCAATGTCAAATGCGCAACAGGCTGTGGAAATACAAAAAATGGCATCAAGAAATAAAGATTTTAGATATCTTTACACTGATCCAAACCTAGCTAAAGCGCAAGCTAGAAAAGTTGATGTTGGAAACATAAACCCATTCCCATATGAGTTGGCAAATGCTGTAGAAAGCGCAAAAAAAATGCTTGGTCCCGATGCAACAGTCACACAAATAGTTTCTGCGGTATCTAGATTTGATTTCAACAGGGCAGAAGTAAATCAAATGGCAAGAGAGGCTGGCGTTGATGCGGATGAATATCTGCAACAGAGAATAAAGACATATTTGCAAGGATATCAGCGTGGGGGAAGAAAAGGTGGGCTAAGAGAGCTTACAAGAGGAGACAGGGCTGCGAATGCCGAGAGAACATTTGATGAACTACTCATAGATAGAAGTAGAGAAAAGGAAAATACTACTCTTTATAACAATATCAGAAGGACCTTTTCAGAAACAATGAACTCTATAGCTGATGTTGTTGGGTATGGAGCAGAAAAGGTTCAGGACAATGCAAAGGCGCAGAGGGAAGCGCTTCTTTCAAGGTCAAATATTTTTGAAAAAGAAGGGCCTGGAAGGTTTGGACTTGTTAGTTCTGCATTATCAGGCGAGAAGTTGAGTGCCATAGATGCATACAAGATGCTTGCAGACATAAGTCCTGTCCCTAGGGCTAAAAATGACTCAATTTCATCAATAATGGGCCTAAATAAAGAAGTTGAATTAGACCTAAGATATGGAGGGGCTGGGAATGCGCTCATGGTGATGGGTGCATCGATGTATGAGAATGGAGAGCAAACAGCTATTGGAAGAATTTTGACAAAAGCTGGAAGAGCGATAGATAAGTATGGTTTTGAAATTTCAAGTCCGCTTGATTTGCTTGGGTATGGGAACAATATAAAAAGGAGAGGCAAGAAAATAAAATTTAGTAGTCTCGAAAAAGAACTAATGGATGATTATGAAGATGATTTTGAGTCAGGTACAGCAAATTATTACGCAAATATGGCCACATTGATAAATAAAGAAAGGGGAGGAGATACGCAGCTCCTTAAGGCATATAGAGCATACAAAATGCAAAAAAACAGGGGAGAAGACACATCATCACAAAAATATTCAGATTATGAAATAAGCCAAATACAAAAGAGTATTGAAGAAAATGGATATGTGCCGAAATTTCTTAAAACAGAAGATGGTGGCAGAATAACTCTTAGCAGAGAAGAAAGAGCACGGATTGAAAAAATGTTTATGGCATCAAAGACTTCTGCAATTAGTAGTCTAAGTGATGAAGATATATTCTCAATTGAAAGCAAGAAGAGTTTTTCTGAAATAGAAAGGGCTATAGAGAGTGGGAGCATAGGGAAAGTCAGATCAAAATTTGCGGACATGATAAAAAGAGTGAAGTCATCATCTATTTCAGATGATGAAAAAATAGAAAGAATAAAAAAAATACAAGATGCGCAAAACAAGGTAGTTTCATCTTTGACTTCAGGTTTTGATTCCATAAGAAAGGAACAGGAGCAAAATCTACTCGGAATAGATAATGATGACTATAGGAGAAAAGTTTCAGGTGCAATATCTGCCTCAGCAACGACAAGGGATAGGATTTTCAAAAGAGCAATTGATTCTGCAATGACAGACTCATCATTGTCTGCGGAAGAGAGAAAGACTTTAATTTCTCAACTTAAGCGCACTAGAGATGAAATGTCAAAGACGGCACGAAACTCAGACAAAATAACAAGGGGCGCTGTGGAGGAAGCCAGAGGGATACTTGTTGATAAGTCTGCAGACAAGGCTCAAGAAGAATACAGAAAAAGAAGAGGTGATATTTTTAAAAAACTATTATCAGAAATTGGAAGAGGTGATAATATAGCGCTGTCTGATGGAACTATGTTCAAGACAAAAGATATAGTTGGCACCATAGATAAAATTTATGATGATGAGGATGATGCCACACGTGCGCTTGGGATAATAGACATGGCAGCAAGCTCAGGCGATAGGGGGATGGTTGAGAAGCTAGCAAGAACAGATGACTTATCAAGAGAAGACACCAAAAAGCTAATGCAGGTATATGAAGCGGCAAGGGCGCTCAAGAAAGACAGGGGGGCTACTGCTGATATAGATAAGAGATTGAGAAAGGAGTCATTTGAGAAATACAAGAAGCTAAAAAGTGATTATGAATTTGGCGTATATGATATGTTCAAATCTGACTACCAAAGTTCCAGGGATGCATTTAAAGATATGCAATTGTATGAACTTTATTCTCTTGAAGGAAGATTTGCAGAAGGTAGCGAAGAGTATAAAGCCTGGGAGCAGACGAAAACAGAAAAAGAATATGCTGGTAAGGCGTATGCTGCAAAAATGATGGCCGACTATAGGAGTCCTCTTGCCGCATTCGGAGATATAAAAGCTGCCACAAAAATATCTTCAAAAGAAATAAAAGACTCAATGAGAGCCATCAATCTTTCTCATGATGCAGGAAAGAGCACCAGCGAACTAATATCGTTCATAAGAGACAATATAGACGGAGATGAAGATAGCGTTGATATAGAGCGAAGCATAAGTAAGTTTTTTGGAGGGAAAGGTGACATAGAAGGCATGACTAAAACCATGCAAAGTCTTCTTGTGGCATCTGGTGGTGACAAAGATAAAATGCTTGGTATGCTAAAAGGAAGCGTTGAGACTGCCGAGGAATATAGAAGAAAAGTATCTGAACATATGGCTGATATAGCTGGGATAACCGGAGATAGCACGAAAAGAAGAGGCTTCTCCTTTGAAGTAGATAGGCTTCTCAGCGAACAAGAAGAACAGGGATACAGCAGGGATGTTTTAAATAAGAAACTGCAGGCGATAGGCGCAAAATATGGAGCTGCGCATATGCCAGCAGATATAACAGAGCTTGTAACAAAAGCGCATAGGGACACTATATTAGAGGCTGGATTAACAGGAGAAAGTTCACCAAAAAATGCAAAAGAACTTTATGATAGAACAGGTGGAGACATAAAGACAACTGTTACGTTAATTGCATCAACAGTAAAAGAAATGAGTCAATATAGCAATCAGATGGTTGGATACATGAAGAAGCTGGCAGACGAATAAGTCTTACGATACAATTACAATAGATATTCAAAGGAGTCATCAATGCTACTACATCATACTTGTACAGTTCAGAATGATATGGCAATAAATAATCCTATAAGCGGAAAGGCAACCTTTAGGAAGATAAACAAGGGAACATGGACACAGACATTTGTTACAACGTCATCAGAATGTGATGGAAGTAGTAATTGTGGAATGGTATATGGCCCAGGCATCCAAGGTCAAGCAGTTAAGATAAAAGAGATGGAAGTAATGGAAGGCGGATCAACACATATGCCTAATCAAAAAATTTGTGTATTTACAGGTGGATTCTAATGGGTCAAATAACTCTTGATAACGGAAAAATAGATAGTGCTATTTTGATAAGAAGTATGTCTGGACAAACTTTTGATGTCAGGGTCGATAGGCCAGCAAACAGCAAGGCAATTGTTCACTCTGTTGGGGAAGGTCTAAATCAGGCATCCTATACATTTGCTGGGCAATTTGAGGAGTTCTCAAACTGCTCAGTGTATGGCCAAAAGGGTAGTGGTTCAGGGGGTCTCACAGGAATGACTCTTACTATGGATAGTGGAACACCTTATGCTGTATCAACAATAACAGTGGTATGGTAGCATGGCCGATAACACTCCTGAGATTTACTCGATATCTTTTCAGACAAGAAAGCTAGGGACTCTTGCAACTGGATACACCTTGAAGGTTGCAGGAGAAAAATATGGAATGGGGATTCCTGAAGAGCTTGCGGATGTCTGCAAAAACCCAATGAAACTAGGAATGGGAGAGGAAATAAACAGGGACTATGAAGCAAAAGTGGAATACTATTGCGACCCGCTATATGCAAGGCTAGATAGGGTATGTTTTATCACAAATATGGATATAGATGATGTTACAGGAGCAAGGGTTATAAATAGAAATAAGGCAATAGAAATTTTCAGAAATTCCCTTATAAATCTTGATGTGTCAAGCTTTATGAATGAATTCATGAATACGGATGGAATAACTTTTAATCCTCCTGATATCTCAAAAGAAAAATATCCAAATCCAAGTTTCGTTAGAAGCTTTTTGGCAGTGAGCAATGTGTTGCCAATAGGGAATATTGTATCAACTCTTGATATATTGGCATCATATCTTCCGGTATTTGGGGTTGAGATGTATTGGAATGGCAAAGACCAATATTCTGTAGAAGAGCCAAGAATGCTTCATCCTGAAAACATAGTTCATACAGTTCCAAGCGAAGATATATTATCAATGTCTATTCGTGAAGACCTTTATAATATACCTGATGTCGTAATACCAAAGTTTAATATTCAACAGGTTCTTGGGAAAGGCCATATTGAGGCCATAATGGCAAATATGGCAAAAAATGTGTCAAAAGCTATGGAGATTGCAGGAACAGATGAGCATGTAAACTTTAAGGTATCAACCGCTGAGATACCACAAGTAATAGTTGATGCGTGGATAGTTGGAAAAATGCAAGAGGATGATAATATTGGCTTGACTACAGGCATATTATCAACAAAGTTTGACCACATAAATGAGTCTCTTGGTGCTCTATATTCAAGAATAGCTGTGTCTTCTGCTATGTATCAAATACAGTCAGGAACGATAAGGATAATTTTTAATCCAAAGGTATCCATCCCGTCGTCATGGTATAAAATAGGAGAAAAGAATTACTTTGTTTCAGATATTTCACATGAGATAACAAGGTTCAGAAGAGAAACAATTCTTACTGTTGTAATGACAGAAGATGGCGCAAAAAAAGTAACAGAGAGGCTTGAGACAATAAGGTCTGTTTTTGGAACACCTGAAGACAATACTGAAGACAAGGTAAGAGAAGGATCTGAAGACAAGGTAAATTCAAAAGACGAAGAAGCAAAATCAAAAAGAAAAGATGCTAAAAGCGAAAAACACTTCAACCCTTTTATCGGAAGACACTCTGTTTCTGGATCAGAAAAAGGAAGAAAGAGAAATCTTGGTGCTTTCTTCCCAAGAAAATCAGATAAGACTAAAATAGAAAAATCTGTAGCTTCAAAAAGGATTCCAAGTGAATGATATATACACCAAATACAAGAATGATATAGACTCACAGGTAGCGTATGCCGCAAGAAAGTATGGCGGGAACCTTCCTTCTTCAGTTGCAAAGGCTCATGCAAAACTACTTGCACAAAAGGCAATGAAAAACTACTCACCCGATAAAGGAAATGTAAAAACATATTTGTCTAAAAGGCTTCAGAAGTTGAGCAGAATAGCGTATAAAGCATCAACGCCATTAAATATACCGGAATCAAGGCTTATGTCTAGGGCAAAAATAAGAGATTTTGTTGATGAATACAAGGATTCGTTCGGAAGACATCCAACAGCGGAAGAGATATCTAGCGCAACTGGCATAAAGCATTCTGATGCAAAAAACTATATTCATGAATCTGCATCTATAACAAATGAATCTTCATTTGATAATATATCTGACAGATCCGCTAAATATATATCTGAAGAAAGCATAATAGCATCTCTCCCACATGATCTGAGGAATATAGCCGAAGATATATACATTAATGGGAAAAAGGAAAAGGATATACTGTCAGATCATAAAATAGGCAGAACTTCCTATTATGCAAAAAAGAAAAAGATAAACTCATTTATACAAGAGCATTCAGGGCTTGCAAATATAGAATATAGGTAACAAATATGAGCGATATAGAATATGATGGTTCAGAACCTCTAATAACATACAAATACTCGAATAAAGACGAGAAGTATTATGCTCTTCCAGCAGAAGATAGGATCGAAATAGATGATATTGTAGCTATGTTTATAAAAGAGCTACTAACGGTCAAAGGTACAAATATGTTTGACCGTGATTATGGATGTACTTTTATGGATGATATATCAGGACCACTTAATATATATAAAGTTGAATATTTACTTAAAAACAACTACAAAGACCTGTATGACAAATATGGTATAGTTAGTGTTGAAGTTATTGGCGCAGAAAAAAATGTACAAACTGGATTTCTGGACGTAAGAATAAAAATATATTTCAATGATCTATCAGTTACTCATTACACTCAGTTTATTCATGATGGCGAGTTTACTGACAGGATCATCATAGAATTGGAAAAGTAAAATGAGTGATTTGATCAATGATGTAGTTCTATCAAAATCAATAGTTGATGCACTTTTTAACCTTGATGAAGATGTTGCCTCTGCTTGCGATAAAAAAGCAAAAGATATATGCAGGAGTATGTTTCCAGAAATTGATATAGATAGAGAAGAGAATGTTGATCTGGTTGTAAGGCCGATGTCTGCCGTAATAGCATTAAATGAATTGCTTTTGCAGAATATATTTTCAATGTCATCAATAGATGGCGTTTATATGTCTACAACAATGCCTGACAGCCTAAAAGTTCTTGTTCTTAAAAATTATGCAGCAATGTCAGGGATAGAGATTGTCTCAAGTGATGTTGAATCTATATTTTCTGAAATAAAATTTGGATTAAAATCAAGAAGCATGAACAGGGAAACAACTGTAAGGGAGCTTCTTGAATCGTCCATATCTGATCTAAGAAGATTGATGTTTATAGACTCATCAGATGTAGAAATGGACAGAAATAAACTATCTTATATACAGATAAATCATATAGATAGAATGAATTTTTTGAGAACTGAAACAAATGCAGGCACACTAATTGGCACTGCTTATGATAGAAGAGATTACC